CTGACGGAACAGAGTTGCTCATCAAAGGACGGACACCACGAGATGACATGGACGATCCAGAAACAGGAGTCGTGGTGGGTAATGGTTCCAAAGCCAAGTGCCTCATCGGGTATTACGATTGGGAGTACCTCAAGAAGAAAGGTCGTAGTGCCACACTCAAGCGTCTTGTAATTGATGAGGTTGTTGAGTACGCACCAGAAGTAGAAGAGATGGAAGCTCTGTGATACTCATTGACGGTGACATGCTGGTGTACCGTGTAGGGTTTGCCTGTGACGAGGAAAGTGAAGACGTTGCAGTGCAGACCCTAGACAACTACCTGTCTGAAATGGTTGTAGATCTTTCAGAACACTACAACACCAGCACTGTGTACCTAACAGGTAAGGGCAACTTCAGGGACGAGGTTGCTGTTACTCTACCGTACAAAGGAAACAGAACAGAGAAGCGTGTACCTGTACACAAGAAACTGCTCCGTGATTTCATGGTGTCAGAATGGAACGCACAAGTTGTCAACGGCATGGAAGCTGACGATGCCATAGCTATCAAAGCTACTGAGCTAGATCACAAAGCTATCATCTGTTCCTTGGACAAAGACTTCAAGCAGATTCCTTGTCCTATGTACGACTACACCAAGAAAAACTTAAATGCATTTAACCCTGATGACGCTATGCGTTGGTTGTATAAGCAAGCGTTGATGGGTGATCGTGTTGATAACATACCCGGCATACACGGTATCGGTCCTAAGAAAGCAGACAAGATCATTGATCCTTGTACTACTGAATGGGAGTGCTACAGCGTGTGCCTTACTCACTACTGGGACAACGAGTTGGATGAAGACCGACTACTAGAAAGCCTTAACCTTCTGTACCTGTTACGTTCACATGATGACAAGTATGAGAAACCAAGTGAAGTATGATTCTAAGTTTGAGAAAGAAGCCCATGAGATTATGCAGGGCTGTGAGTATCATCCAGAACAACGCATCTTTTATGTAGTTCCTAAACACTACGAGCCTGACTTTGTTTACACACACCGTGGTAAGACTGTGTACATAGAAGCAAAGGGTAGGTTCCGTACATCTGAAGAGGCACGTAAGTATGTCATTATCGCAGAGGCACTTAGCTGGACGGAGGAGTTGGTATTTCTCTTCCAACGACCAAGCACCCCAATGCCGGGAGCCAAACGAAGAAAAGATGGTACACGCTACACAATGGAAGAGTGGGCAGAGAAGCATGGATTCCGTTGGTACACTCTTAAAACAATACCTACAGGATGGAGAAGATGACAAGACATCTAGTAATACCTGACACTCAGATAAAACCAGAACATCCCATTGACCATATGATGTGGGCTGGTAGGTATGCTTGTGCTGTCAAGCCTGACGTTATCGTACATCTGGGTGATCACTGGGATATGCCATCGTTGTCATCGTATGACGTAGGCAAGAAGTCGTTTGAAGGTAGACGTTACTCTGCTGATGTTGAGGCAGGCAACGAAGCTATGCAGGTATTCATGGACTGCATCAGAGCAGAGCAGTCTCGCTTGCGTAAGATGAAGAAGAAGGTATGGAAGCCGCGTCTTATCTTTACACTAGGCAATCACGAACAACGCATCGAACGTGCAGTAGAGAACGATGCAAAGCTAGAGGGACTGATGAGTTATGAAGATCTTAATCTGCGCGGTTGGGAAGTTCTTCCGTATCTTCAGCCTATCATTGTGGATGGTGTCGCTTATTGTCACTTTTTTACTAGCGGTGTTATGGGCCGCCCAGTCACAAATGCAAAGCTACTGCTCCAAAAGAAACATATGTCATGCATCATGGGACACGTACAAGACAGAGACATCGCCTTCGACAGAAACGCAGCAGGAAAAAGAATGACCGCACTGTTTGCTGGTATATACTATCAACATGATGAGCAGTATCTTAACCCACAAACAAACGGATCTTGGTCTGGTCTTTGGGTTTTGAATGAAGTAGATAACGGTACGTTTGATGAGATGCCTGTATCTATGACGTATCTACGGGGGAAGTACGGTGCTAACTCTTGACGAATTACTTGAGCGTATTGCATCACGATATGATGAAGTAACTATAATGGAAGTATTAGAGATTACATCCGAAGATCTAGTTGAAAGGTTTGCTGACAAAGTAAACATCAACAGTTGGAAGTTTGATTTGGAGGAAGAACATGAATAACGGATCAATAGATGACGCAACACCAGAAGAGTGGGACAAGGTTAACAAGTACAAAACATTTACAGGTAAACTGTTTCACCCTAGTGATAAGCACAATCCAGTAACCCAGCCTGACCACTACAACAAGGGCGCTATCGAAGCCATCGAAGCAATCAAGGCGTCCATGCACCCGCAGGAGTACAAGGGTTACCTCAAGGGTAACTGCCTGAAGTACCTCTGGAGATACGAGTACAAGAACGGTGTCGAGGATCTGCGTAAAGCCCGTGTTTACCTAGACTGGTTAATCAAAGAGATGTCTTTATGAAAGTTATCGACGGTAAGTTTGGAACAAATACAGAAGAGAAGGAGATAACCACGACTGAGTTTTTGACTGCGTTTGCTGCAAAGGCTACGCTACAGGAGAACGAAGGCAGGAAACCAAAGGTAGTCGTGGTCATGTACGAGGACGGTGAGATGTTTGAAGTAGCGTCCAACGAGCAGTACCCTGACGGAGTGTATATGCTCCTACAGTTAGCGGCACAGGCAATCATAAACGAAACACTAGGAGTAACAGAATAGATGGATGCATACCAACAGTACATACACAAGTCACGCTACGCACGATACCTACCAGAAGAAAAGCGTAGGGAAACATGGGAAGAAACAGTAGCAAGGTACGTCAATTACTTTGCAAATAAGTTTGACATCGAAGATAGTTATGATGAAATCCTGACAGCTATTGACGACCTAGATGTTATGCCATCTATGCGAGCGTTGATGACTGCTGGTGAAGCATTAGATCGTGACAACGTAGCAGGATTTAACTGTAGCTATCTTCCTATTGACCACCCTAAAGCATTTGATGAGATGATGTACGTTCTCATGTGTGGTACAGGCGTAGGGTTTAGTGTTGAACGGCAGTATGTACAGAAATTACCAGAAGTAGCAGAGGAGTTCCATGAAACAGACACAGTTATTAATGTGGCGGATTCGAAGATCGGATGGGCGAAATCGTTTAGGGAGTTGGTATCACTGTTGTATTCAGGTCAAGTTCCCAGATGGGACGTTAGCAGAGTACGACCTGCAGGTTCCCCGCTCAGAGTTTTTGGCGGTAGAGCATCGGGTCCAGAGCCTTTGCTGCTGGACGAAAACTTAGCTCCATTGAATGTCACGATCTTTGCTGCAAGATTGCTCAAATCGTTGTCGTTGGAGGAGTCAGACGATCAGCACTTATCAGCCTTAGTAACCTAACAGACGATAGACTTAGGCGCTGTAAGCATGGACAGTGGTGGGTAGAAGAACCCCAGCGAGGACTAGCCAACAACTCAGCGTGTTACACAGAGAAGCCTGACTTTGAGGCGTTCCTTAACGAGTGGACTAGTTTATATGAATCACGATCTGGTGAACGAGGTGTGTTTTCTAGAGTGGCAAGTCAAAAGCAAGCTGCAAGAAACGAACGAAGAGATGCTACCTATGATTTTGGAACTAATCCATGTAGCGAAATCATCCTCAGACCCTATCAGTTCTGCAATCTTTCTGAAGTTGTTGTCAGGGCAACCGATACGCTCGCTAGTCTCAAACGAAAAGTACGCGTTGCGACTATCCTTGGAACTCTACAGGCTACCCTCACTGACTTCAGATACCTAAGAGCCATTTGGAAAACAAACACAGAGGAAGAGGCACTGCTGGGTGTGTCACTGACGGGCATCATGGATCACCCTATGTTGTCTGGAAGAGGAGACAAGAATGAACTCAAGAAGTGGCTTAGAGCCATGCGACAAGAAGCAATTAACACTAACAAGATCTGGGCTGAGAAACTGGGCATCAACGTGTCTACTGCTATTACCGCTGTTAAGCCTTCGGGTACTGTTAGTCAGTTGGTCGATAGCGCTAGTGGTATCCATCCTCGTTATAGTACACAGTACATTCGACGAGTACGCGCAGATGCTCGTGACCCACTATGCAGAGTCCTAGAGGCCGCAGGAGTGCCTGTAGAGGACGATCTCATGTCACCCAGTACTAGGGTATTCTCCTTCCCTATTGCGTCCCCTGACGGCGCTGTGACAGCCTCAGAGATGGGTGCTATGGAGCAGCTAGAACTGTGGGAGATATACCAAGACGAATGGTGTGAACACAAACCATCTATGACTTGTTACTACAGAGACAACGAGTTCTTAGAGGTAGGCCAATGGCTGTACAATAAGTTTGATAAGGTGTCAGGGATTAGCTTTCTTCCTTATTCAGATCACACCTATCAACAAGCACCATATGAACCTATTGACAAGAAGACATACAACAAGATTGTAAAAGACTTTCCGAAAGATATCTTCTGAGTTGTAGAGTGCTGGCGTTGGTTATTCTTATGTTGCCAGCGTGTACTGTGGTCACTACTTCTGACCCACAATGGGAGTGGCCTCAAGACATAAAGAATATAGAGTAACCGTTCGACTTACCTACGTCCTCTGGCTTATCTTTAGGGTCATGGGGCGTAGGTATTCCTTCCGACTGCATCTTCTTAATGCGGTCTTTAGAACGCTGACACATACTGTGGTAATCAATGGACGTATAGCTTACTGTGTGTTTGTCGTTGTCTTTCATTGTTTGAACACCCCTTGCAATGTTTTACCTACAACTGGTAATGCGTATATTGTTTCATCAGGTAAAGGATCACCAGTTCTAAAAGCATCTGCTATATCTTCTATAACAGCACCGGGAAGAGAAGCACCTACTGGAGGTAATAAGTTAGTTGCTGCTGCTGTTAACGGATCGTTCATAAACTTGTCATAGCCGTAATCATTAGCACCCATAGCACCAAATGTAACAACAGAACCTACTTGGTACAAAGCACTCCATGCCGCTTGCTCCGCATCAGGAACCTCTCCTTTAAGAACTTGACGGCCTTCATTAACAACACCGTAACCCCCGCCAGATATAACAATGTACTTAGCTAAATTTTCTAAGGCTTGTTTTTTATTACCAGCTTGCCACTCTTTAATTATTCTTCTCTCCATCAAATCAAATTGTTTGATAGCAAAACCTTTTAGCATATAAAAAATTCTAGCGTTTGGATTAGCAAGTCCTGCACCTGTTTGTGCCGCAGCGTTAATAGGCTGTAGTCTGAACAAATCAAACATAACAAGATCACGTACTAACTCACTGTCTATATTACCCGCAGCTATGTCTCGTTTTAATTGATCTATTTCAGGTTTACTAAAGCTGTACTGCCACTTAGCATCAAAGCTACCATCAGCTATATCTTGTCTTGCTCTGTTAAAAGAAGCGCCCATGATACGGCTCTTACCAAACTGATCTAGTTTAGAAAAACCCGACCATTTCATAGACCATTCAAGTAAATCTTCACTTAGTTTAGCAGCCCCCTCAATAAACTTATTACCAGAAGTTACACCACCAAGAGCATCTATTTCTTTTTGAGTACCTTTACGGGCTTTACGAACAAACTCACCAAACACTTGACGAGCTAAACCCATATCAGCAGGATTAAAACGAACTCCATTTCTACTAAACACAGCAGAAATTACGTTACCCAGACCTAACTCAAATGATGCGTTAAACAAGTCATGCACGTTCATAAGAGCGCCATAAGGATTAGCAATAGTACCTACGTATCCAAGGCTGCGTACTATTTCTAACTCGTTTGCCATTCCCTTGTTAGCATTGATACCAATGTCATCAATAATTTGCTGTGCATTTTTTATTTGAAGCGCAGAGTATCCTTCACGCTTTAAGGCTTCTTCAATAATGTTGTCATCAAACAAACGAAAATGTCCTGCTTCATATGAGGCAGTAGCCTCAAGAGGTGTTGCACCTTCCCTTAATTCTTTTTTAGAAGAGGAACGACCCATTAAATCTTTAATATCTTTTGCTACTATAGGTTTACCGGCTGTTCTAAAACCTAACTGTTGACCTATTTCCATCCTTGTTAAAGTCTGACGCTGCCATGTCCAATGAGAATCAAAAATGTTGGCATACTCTTGTTGTTTTTCAACAGGTCTTTTAGCGTTTTGCTCACGCCACTCTTTCATAGATGGACGTTGAACATTTTTAGATGCTGCGTCTTCGGCTTTAATTGCAGCTTTATCTCTATATGTCCTGAGAGAAGCATCTCGCATAACTGTTTGAGGTGAGGAGTGCATCCAAATAGAAGTAACATCACCCGCTGTAACCTCTCTTCTGTACCGCTTAGAAAACTCTATGTTGTCATCAAAAAACTTTTGCAATCTTTCTGGAGCGCCTTTGCCTATCTTTGATCTAGCTATATTCATAGCAGCTTGTAAAGATTTTTCTTTAAACTCTAAAGATAAGCGAGGGTTAACAGCATCTAACAACAAATCATTAAACTTTATGTTTGTTTCTGCTAGTTCACGGAACGGTTCCATACCCTTCCACATATTATCTAGATCTGCTTGTTTTCTAGTTACCCTGTTCATTGCCCTGATAAGACGCTCAGAAAAAGCGACTCCAACAGTTTCTTCAGCAAGAGTAGCAAGAGGTGATGCTAAACGTCTAAACCTAACAATAGTATCTTGTGCTGCTGGAATAGTACGTCCTACATCAGACAACAAACGACCAGTTGTCATATCCAATAAATCTTGACGTAACAAAGCCATATCATCTAAAGTCTCAAATGGCTCATCTAGTTTAGAACGCAACCCTTTAATAGTTTTATTAGAACGTATAACTTTATTTAATTGACGCATATCTACGCCCATATTTTCAGCGTAACCTACCATGCGTTTATAAAAACTAGGCAGTTCTTTTGGCAAAACACCTTGCCGTCCTACTACATCACCAAGATATTCTATGTCTCGCAACAATAACTGAGTAGCAAGTTCTTCATCAGTAATATCTGTAGGCGCACGTTGAACTCTAGCTTCTTTAGCTAATTGTTCTTGTAGCCTTGCTCTTTCAGTGTTAAACTCTTCTATTGTTCTAAACCTACCAACAAAAGAAGGCTCAAGAAGTTTGTCAAAACCTCTTCCAAGAATATTACCAAACCCGCCATACAACAAAGCACTTGCAACACGACCTTCTCCACCTTCACCAGAGGCAAGACCATACACTACACCTTCAGCTAAACCTTGGTCAGCTAAAGAATATATACCAAGTTTAGTTAACCCTTTAGATAAAGCAACGCCAGTCCCTAGTGTACCTAAAAACTCAGCAGCAGTACCTATCTGAGATAGTTCAGGGTTGTTTTTTATAAACTGCTCGCGAGCTACTTCATATTCAGCTTTAGCTCTATCATATGTTTTATCAGTAGTAGCAGATTCAACAGCAGCAGCTAACTCACCTAATAATCCAAAAGTAACACCTTCTCCTGCTTGTTTAACTAATTCTGAAAGTCTTTTTCCTTCTTCATTTGCTAATTGTTTACGAATATCTATAGCTTCTTTAGGAATAACTATGTTAGTTAATTCTTTTTCTGATTTAAAAGGTAAAATTTTATTAAGAGCTTCTTGAGGTATCACAATTTCACCAGACTTTACTGGCGCTTGTGCTACTGCTTCTTCTGAAACTAACTGTCTTTCTGGTGTAGTAACTTCAGCAAGACGTTGATCTATTACAGATTCATAGTCTGTGTATTCTTCTAAGTCTTGATAAAACGGACTTTTACCTTCAGCTATTCTTTTTTCGGCGTGGGCTTTTGCTTTAACAGCAACACTATCTAAAACCTCACCGCTTTTTATTGCATCAAGTTCTTTATCAGTAAGACCGGGAACCATCGAAGGTACTTCAACTTCTTTACCATCTATTTGCACACCTATAGTGTACTCAGTCATAGTTTGTCCGGTAACTTTATTTTTTTGTGGTCCTAAATAACCGCTACTAGATTTACGACTACCATCTTTTCTATACATAGAAAAATCTAAATCAGGTAAAACAGATTCATAATCTGTATAAGGAGCAGGTATTTCTTTTTTTGTACGTTCAGGTATTTTGACTTTTGATAGTGCCTCTGTAGGTACTAATTCTCTGTCAGGTACTTTGATCTCTTCAAGTAATATTTTCTTAGCACGTTCAGGTACTTTAATTTCTGCTAAAACTTTTTCAGGTACACGTTGTGCATCAACTTCTATTTCAGGGAATCTACCACCACGTTGAGGTACAGATATAGGACCAACAGTTTCTTCAGGAACACGACTACGTTGAGGTACTTCAATATCCTCAAGCAATATCTTTTTAGCACGTTCAGGTACTTTAATTTTTGCTAGTGCTTCTGTCGGAACACGTTGTGCATCAACACGAACTTCTCGTAGTTTTTCTTTTAGTTCAGACTCAAAAGGAACAACCACCTGATCTTCTACTTCTGCAAACTTTTCCTTGCTTCGTTTTAAAGTAGGCTGATCTGTTCTGTCTGTGTGGTGATGATCCAAATAAAGGTCTTGGCCTGCACCCCAATTACCCTTAGCCAGATCCATAATCAACTTGTCAGTGCCAACACCTTCCTTGTTTTTTTGAGGGCGTTGTTGTGCGTCAAGAAATATTAAACGTCTAACTTCATTTTCAGATAAATCAGCAGGATCTCTATCTTTGTCTGCCAAAGCATCAGTAAAACTTTTAGGAGGTTCAACGCCTGCTTTTTTATAAGCACGAATAGTTCTCCTAAGCATAACAGGATAAGAACCTTTTAATATTTGATACGGTCCTCTAGCAGAAGAAAGCGGATTGTACGTATTCCAACCACCGCTAGACTCAATCTCTTTTACTGTATCAAACCACAGATTAAAATTAGGCGCTGCTTCATAAGGGTCAACACCTAAGCCTTCTAACATATTAAGCATTGCAGGATCATTCATCCACGTAGGAAGGTCACTTGACGCAGTAGGCGTTGTTTTTGCTTCTAACTCAGCCATTAGTTATTAATTCCTTGTTGGACGACCGCCTGATAACATTCCTGCTCTTTCTTCGTTGCTCTTGCTGTAGAGTTTCTCCAGACTGTATAACATGAGATATTCCATATTAAACACCAAATTATTAATATGCTACAGACGGAATAAATGGAGTTCCTGCACCAGTTTCTACATCAAGCTCAGTCCTTGCTTCTTCTTTTAAGCGTTTTTCTGCTAAACGCACATCAACAGGATCGTTAGGATCAAGATCAGGGTTAGCCTCAAACACTAACCTTAAAGCCTCTGCTTGAGCTTGTCTTCTTGCATCTCGTTGTCGAGCAAACGCTTCAGATTTTCTAAATGGTTCTGGGTAATTTGTGCGTAACCATGCTTCAACAATAGGACGAACCTCTTTTTCTGTTTTTCCCGTAATCAAATCAGCTATTTCATTTTTTTGTTCGTCTGTTAACTCTTCTATAACAGAAGCTATATCATCAGAGAATAGATCATAATAGTTTCCTTCTGTTGCAATACGATTCATTACAAAACTTACAACACCTTCTGCTCTTGCCGATGTAACTGGATCAAGCCCAGATGTAGCGGCTGCAATTTCTTTTTCTAATCTACCTTTTGAAAAACTTCGCCAAGTTACTTTTTGACCTAAAGCATCATCAGGAACTGTAACTCCTGCCTGCTCCATTTCTTTTATTTCAGCGTCAGTAGGTGCACGGCCTATACTTTCTGCATGTTTTGCTCGTGCCTCTTCAAGTTCAAAATATTCTTTTTCAGCAAGATCAACAGATTGTTGCAGTCCTTGGCGTTGTAATAATTTTACTTGATTTTTATATTCATCAGAACCATAAGCATATTGCTGTAAACTTGCTTTTCCTAATTTAACTTTATTTCCAAGAACAGTAGCTTGTTTTTCAATAGCATCATATTCAGCTTGTCTAACACTAGCTTCTCGTCTATCTGCTTCTCCCATAAACTGAGTCATATTTGCTTGTCCTGTTTGACGAGCAACAGACACCATAGCATCTTCAAGCTGTTGCATTTCAGCTTTAATAGCTTCTGTTTGAGACACGTTACCTACCGCAGAAAACTCAGACATTCTTCGTTGAGCGTCAACCATGCGTTGCTGCAAAAGCGCAAGGCTTTCCTGTCCTGCTCCGCGAACCGCTGTAGTTTTAAGTGCTGTTGCGGCTTGCAGTTGTTCCGGTGTTTTAGCACGCGACACCATAAAGTCAGCTTGCTCTACTGGAGACATTGTTTTCATGCGAGCAAGATCTTCTTTTTCTTGCTGTCTTCTAGAAAAACTACCAGCACCTTGAGCAGCAGTAAACAAACCCTGCTGGTACGTAGGATTTATTAGCCCTTGTAGAAATGAGTTTGCAAAACTAGCCATTATATTTTTACTCCTAATGCACCAGACAATAAGCCAGTACCAACAGTACCAAACAAGTTAGCTTGTCCTAGTGCTGCCGCTAAACGAGACTGAAGCCCTGCCATAGATCCTTCACCAAACAAACCAGCACCGTACAACTGACCACGTTGAGCCATTTCAATAGGCGTCATACCTAGCTGTGCTACGTTCATCAGTTGTGCTTGTGGTATGTAAGAGCCTGTGAGTGCACCCAAAACATACTGCTGTTGTGCCTGTTGTGCAGCGAGATCCTGCATAGCCAACTGGCTACCTAACCCAGCGTACTGTGCACCTAAGCCAGCTTGTTGCGCCTGTAATCCACCAGCAAGCTGTGCCAACTGAGCCGCCTGTTGTGCTGATGTAGCTGCTCTGCCTAGACCCTCAGACTGCAACTGAGATTCAATCTGCTGTGCGCTAAGTCCAAGCTGTGACAACTGTGCAGCCCTCTGTTGTGCCGCTGACTGAAGCTGGCTAGAGAGTCCTGCCTGTTGACCAAACAAACCACCAAACGTCTGGGCTTCACTAACAGCCTGCTGACGTTCTGCTTGTGCTTGCTGCATTGCCATCAAGGATGCTCTGTTCTGTGCTTCTTCTTGTGCCTGAGCTAAAGCAAACTGTTCAGGAGCACCACCAAACATGGCTGTACGTACACCTAAGCGTCCCTGTTGAGCCATACGCTCTTCTAGTGCAAGACGTTGACGTTCTTCTTCAGGACGCTGTGTAGCTCTGATACGCTCGTATACGTCAGCCTCTCGTCCTGTTGTGTCTTGTAAAGCTCTACCAGCAGTTTGACTTGCTAGTTGAGTGTACTGTTGTCTTAGTGCTTCTACATCAGAAGGGGCTTGTGTATCTAAGCCAGCCATACCTAAGCCAAGTGCTTGTTGACCAAATTGACCTATGGCTGGACTAGGTTGTTGACCCAGCATACCACCCACCTGTCCTGCAAACTGTCCACGTAGCAAGTTAAGATCAGACGGTTGTTGTGCCGCAGCACCCATGAACTGACCGCCTAAGCCAAACGCTTGTTGTGCTGCTTGTTGTCTTTGAAACGCTCCAAAAGGACCACCAAGCATAGCACTCTCAGCTTGCTGTTGAAGCATGTCTTGCATAACTTCTTCTTGAGGTGATAAAGTTAAACGAGCAGAAGAGCCTAAAGCAGGCGTTTGCGCCCATGGTTCCATATCGCCACCAAAGCCCGAACCAGTTAAACCGGGAGGCAACTCTGGCGTATCATTAACAACGCCCGTAAAAGGTAAACCGGGAGGCCCTATCTGCAGCGAAGATGATATTAATCTAGTTGGGCCTATAGACTCACCCGGAACAAAATCAGTGCCCGGAAAATTATTACTAGGAGGAACATAACCACCGCCACCACCGTCTGTTGGAAACATAGAAGGAGGAGCATACGGTGTAGTATATGAAGGCATAGCAGCAGGAGTAAAACCAAACTGACTACCAGTAGTAGACGTTACAGTAAACG